GGATGAGCCTAGCATCCTCCTTAGCATCGACTGCGCCCGTATCAGCCCGAAGGCCGGTAATGTCAATGCCCTCGTTAATATCGTAGATTGCCCCTGCGATGGGGCGTGATAGCCTCTGAAGGGAGGTGGGTTCTCCGGCGGACTGTCCCATCGGAATGCCGCCGATCTTGCCGGAAACCTGTGCTACAGAGGAAGGTCCACCCTTCACCTTCCGAACGTAGGAGAAGGCGTTTGCTGCAGCGTTGATCGAACCCCGGTCCTCCATGAAGTTGCGGAAGACCCGGAACCATTCTCTGCTGGCAAAGAGCTCCGAGACTCCCCGCCTTCCGTTCTTCATCCACACAGGGTTGACCATGCGATGGCGAATGAAGTGGTCTGGCTCGATCATCGAGTCGGGGATGTTAAGCCCCTCAATCTCGGCCAGAGCATCATCCGTCATGCGGTAGTCGCGGTAGTATCGAACTTGGGGCTTGCCGTTCGGGTCGGCATCCCGCCACTCCCCGCGCCCGTCCTGCGCCTTCGCGTCGTAGATAAGCTTCTTCCAGACGCGCTTGTAAAACACAGGGACAAAGCGATTGTTCGGGTCGTAGATGATATCGTCAACCTCCTCCATCGGGATGGTTGACAGTTCAACGTAGGGGGCCGCAGGCCCAACCGCCATCAGCGTGAATACTTCCCCGTCAGTCAGAAGCTCGTCGAAGCGCTCCTTCATGGAGCTCCACGCACACAGGACAGACTGATTGACCGGGTGGTTCCAAAACTCATGGATGATTTCTTTGGACTTATCATCCTTGACTAGGAACGTCACGCCCTTGCCGAAGGTGAACCGGATGGCAAGCTTGATGGCCTGCTTCGCGAGGGGGTTCTCCTGCCGCAGGATGCGAATCTTGCGGACGATCTCTCTCCGCTTCGCTTGCGGCAGAACCTGGTAGTCGTCCCGCCCTGGGATCGAGTTCAAGTTGAGGTAGTATACCTCATCAAGCCGGCGCTCTTGGAGCGCAAGCTCGCTCTGGGTCATCTCCAGCGCCTTGACCAGTTGGATATTCTGTTCCGCAAGGGCTTCCAGTTTCTTGCCCACAGGGGAACTCCAGTTCGTTAGGAGAGCGTGTAGGATGCTCGCTCATCCATTGTGTAGAAGTCTTCGATCTCCATGCCCTCTCGGGCGTAACCATCCTCGATGCGCATCTCGCCCATCAACTCGGCCATCGTGGCGGGATCAATCCCCTCCATCTCAACGTGAGGTTGGACCTCGTTGAACATCTCAGGCCAGGTGTTGTAGTACCCGTACCGCAGAGCATCAAGTGCGTGATTGTCCGCGTCCACTGGGATCTCGGTTTTGTTCGTCTCGATGCGCTTGCGGCTGTCATCAGGGTAGTGATAAGTGCCGTGTTCTTTGATAAGATTCTTGCACACAGGGGAGATGAATATGCGTGGGATGATCAGCCCGGGGTCGTCGATGCCCCTCGTCTGTGGCATGATCGATCGGACGGGGTCGCGTAGGAACTTGTGATGGACCCTGATCCCGTCAGCAATCTTGGGCTTCTCCCCGCCCGCTCGCCACCCGTTCAGTCGCCAGGTTGCTGTCGCCTCCTGGGCTGCTCGGTCGACGATGACCTCAATCTCATCCTTGGGCATGTTCGTGTGCGGATCCAGGAGGAAGGGCCACCGCTCCCGAGCTTCCTTGACGATCTGCTCAGTGACGCGGCCCGTCTTGTAGATCTCATCTACGATGTAGACATGCTCGTCAGGTGTGATTTGAACGAGAAGGCAAGCGTACGGGGCCGTGGTTCCGGGATCGACCCACAGGGAGGTTCGTAGGTGCTCCTGATATTGGAGCGGTTTGACGTGGATTTCGTCACTAAACTCGGGGTAAACCAACCCGGCGTAAGCGATAAACTCCGCTTCCCATTCCTGTGCGAACGCCTCTGGGCTGGAGTTTCTCTTCGCGTCCAGGATCTCAGAGGCTGGCAGGATCGGGTTCCTCCTGCTGGGGATCTTCCAGGAGGCCCAATCCTCCTGCCCGGGATCCTGTCCCCGCTGGTAAAAGTCGTAGAAGTAGTTAAACCCTCGGGGGGTTGATGTGAAGAGGGCCTTGCCCTGCCGATCCGCCAGTGCTGGGCGGAGGTACTGGTCCCATGTGCGGAGCTTGAGGCGTGCTGCCTCTGCCACCACGATGAGATCGAGGCCCTCCCCAATGAGCTGGTCCGGGTTCTCCTCAGACCGGCACTCGATGTGGGTGCCATTCTCGAACTGGATGAAAAGCTCCCTCTCCGACTTGCGTCGTACGGGGATAGCTTTCTTTGTGATGGTGTGTTTCCAGACTTCCCGGAATTCTTTTTCCGCAAGATCCATCGTCGGGCCGACAACCCAGACGTAAGAGTCCGGGATCATGCACTGTGCAGTGGCTTCCCGCCCTCCGAGGACTGACTTCCCGATCCGCCGACCCCCGTCAACTACCCTAAACCGGGCTGTCGACTTGTGAACTTCCCTCTGATAGTCGAAGGTCGCCAGGTTCAAACTCTGGAAAATCTGGGCCTTGACCGCTGTTGACAACAACTGTGATCTGCTGGAGGAAGCTGTCATACTTCTCTTGGCCCTCCCCTGTGTTGACCACAGGAGTTCTGCCGCCCTGTGAAGTGCCAACTACACGGTCAAAGATGCGAACCAGGTCCATGACCTCTAGGTTCTTGATGTTGTTGTCTGCAACCAGCTCCGAGAACCGGTTCAAAATGGCCCCGTGGACCTGATTGGTCAGCTTCTCTCGAAGCTCTAGGACTCGGGATCGGAAGTCGGAGTCGGTCATGTACTTCCGAATCTGCCGGTCACTGACCCCCGCCTTCGCCCCAGCCATTTCGTAAGTTCCGCCACAGGCAATGATCGTTGCTGCGATCTCCTGATGCGCGCGAAGGGATGCGTACTTGACGCGCTTCCGCGTGGCGTAATCGCTCCGGATCTGGTCGAAGTCTAGATCACCGTCGTCTGGTGCGATGATGTCCAGGTTGTCGTCCACCACCTGCAGCTTGCGCTGGATCTGAGGGGTGACGTTCTTGATCTCTCTGGGGTGATGTGGAATCTCGCGCTGCTTCTTGTGCAGAACGTCCATCGTACTTCCTTATCAGAGTGGTTGCAGCGTCGATCGCCTTCGCCAACCGCTCGTTCACATTAAACACAGAGAGGTTGAGTTGCTGAGCTACCCTCTCTGGGCTGTTGTTCATGGCCAAACTGAGCGGAATGGCGAGTGGGGGCTGCCTTCCCATCAGTTCCCAGAGCGCAGAAGCGAATGGGAAGAGGCTGGGAGAGGGTCTTGTGCCCATCTTATTGCGTGCGCGAGAGAAAGCTGAGAGGCTTTGACCCTGCAACGGGGCGATGATACCCTCTATAACTCGGACGTGGGATTCAAGTTTAGAGGCTTGTTGGGGGTTCCCGTTGTCAGCTAAGGTCCGTTTTGTGTGGTGTAACTTCCTCGGCAGCTCTCCAATGTAGCCTTCTCGGAGGAAACACAGGCCACAAAATGTGTCTTCCCAGCTGATGTAGAAGCCTTCTGGGTGCTTACATCCTCCCCTTCCCACTGGAGTTCGAAGCGGAAGAGAATGAACTCGGTGAAAGTCCGCTTCTTCCTGAAACCCAGGTGTGTGGGAGGATGGTGTAACCACTCAGTTTTCTCCTTGAGCTTCTGCCTCAAGCTTGGACCCGAAACTAGGGCGTTTCGCCAATAGCTTAGCTGTGAGCTTTGCCTGGCCAACCTCTCAGTTCTAGACACAAGAACTGAGAAGTTAGTTGCATGAGCTTCAGGTCCAAGCTTGAGGGAGAAGCTTGTTCCACATCTTCCTCATCCCACAGGGGTGAGTGGATGTGGTTCGGATGACTCCAGCTTGGAGAAGTTGTCAGTCAGATGACTGGGAAGCTTGTCCGATGAGCTTCCTGTGGATTTGAAGTCAATAACTTCATGTCCGTACACATAGTACCACATGAAGATCGAAGAGTCAAGGAGGCAAGTTTAAAATAATTGAAACCTCAGCTACTCACTTCGAACATTTTAGATGTGAGAGGCTGTCGAATGAAAGATGGTAAACTAAATTGATCGAAGGAGTGAGCTTCGAGTCAAGCTTATTATCAAGCTCACTGCCAAGCTCAAAGTCAAGCTTCTCACCAAGCTCAAAGTCAAGCTTGTGGTCAAATCTCCCATAAAATCTTCAGAATAAGCTTCAAGTAGCCTAGTAGTAGTGAGTAAAATGAGCTCTAAATGAAGCTTTTTGGTCAGTTTTTATGTCAGTTTTTACTCAGTTTTGAGGCCAAAGCTCACTCCAAAAGCTCAAAATACAAGCTCGAATTTTAAACTTCAGCCTCTCTTAGACACTTTAGATGTGGGAAAATGTTGATCGAAGGCTCTAGTTTTGGCTTCAATCTCTTCCTAAAATCACATCAAATCATCTCAAATTAGATGTCAAATCTCCCCTATTCTAAGGCCAAAACTAAAATACGGACATGAATATTCGCCAGACAGACACCGTGAAGTCACTGATGTGCCTTCTAGGTCCTCTCAGGCCATCTCTGGCATGGCGTCAAGGGTCACACAGGGCGTGAGGATGGGCCTAGGGTAAGCTTCATCCAAAATTGGCTTACATCTTTCGTGATGGCAACATAGGCTTGCCCCCGCCGACCGCGCGGGGAATCACTACGGGCCGGAATATGCTCCCGGCCCGTAGCGAAAAACCTGGCGGCTACGTCAACGGCGCGCGAGCCGCCGCAGACAATCGGCGCAGAGCGCGAGCCGCCAATCAATGGCGGGACCGCGACCGCATCGGGCGCAGGTCACGATGCGTCAACCGGCTTGACGGTTGCCACGATGGCGGGTGCCTTGACGCGCGCGACCGGAGCGGTCGCCGCGCGCGGCTTGCGGGGTGCCTTGACGGGAGCGGGCGGCACGATGGTTGCGGCACCATGCCCAGCGAACGGAGCCGGGAGCGGGACCGACAGCGTGTCATCCATGTTGACTAGGCCGTACTTGCGCGCAACGAACGTCAACAGGTCGGCGGCTTCGTCGATTGTGTAGGAATGGTCCCGGTTGCTCCCGTCGGGCGGCTCTGCCGCCACGCGCGGGATGGGGGAGCCGACGGGTGCCCGGACAATGTTCCGGAGCGCAATCGGCTTCACGTAGCCGCCCTTGACGGCGACCCCGTGGATGGTCAGCCATTCCGTCACGAACGGCGCGAGCGCTTCCGCGCTGTAGGCGGTCCCGGGACGGGCCGTCATCGTGCGAACCATGGTCGGCGCGGCGACCGGAGCGGGAGCGGACTTTCGGGGCATCGTGCCCTCCGTACTAGCGTCCGTTCGGAGCAGAGCCGAACGGACCGCAAGCCTACCACGGCCCGCCGACCGCCGTCAACGTCGCCGATTCCGCCGACCGGAGCGATCCGCCGACGGCCCGACGGGAGCGATCCGAACGGCCCGCCATCGGCGGGAGCCGTCCGCCAGGATTCCGTCATATTCCCCGATTCCGCCGTAATCGCATCCGTCATATTCCCCGCCAGCTACGATAATCGCATCCGTCATCATGCGCCAACAATCGCCGCCGACCGCCGATGATATCGCCTATCAATCCCGCCAGGGCGACGATAATATCCGCCGACCGCCGTCAACCATTCCGATGATATCGGGCAACAATCCCGCCAGGGCGCGTATATTCCGCCGACGGTCGCCGCCGGCATCCGTCATATTCCCGCGCCCGCCAGCTATTCCGTGCTATTCGCCGCCCATTCTGTCATTTTGAAGTTTTATTCCCCGCATGCACGTATATTTATAAGATGTCTGGGAAGTTGCCGAAGTTGTTCTTAAGGCTGCTTATAGCAGAAGTTTTTGAAGTTGTCGAAAAAACTTTTTCTTTCAAACTACAACTACATCCCACATCTAAAGTATTTGCGGTGAAAGATGTTTCGAAGTTTTAGTTGTAGTCGATAATAACATTGAACTACGACTTCCACTAATACCTCAGGCCATGAGGGTGGATGTCCTTTTGGGAAACTAGCCTAAGACGTAAAAGTGACACAGGGAGGCTAGAACTCAGAAGCTCGTGAACGAGTTTTCCCCCTGCAGTCGTGTGTTGCAGTTGCACCATAGTGCTAGGAGGAGATCTGAGTGGCAGTGAGTGGATGTAAAAAGATTAATCTACACAAAAAAAGGGCCAGACAAATCATCTCGATCTGCCTGACCCTATGCACTAGAAGCGGAGGATTACTCTCTACGGAGAAGCTCGAGGCCCGTTCCCGTTATCAGTATTACCCCCGTCAAGATGTTTCAAGAGGGAAGCCATAGGGGAGGATGCTGTCCTGACCCCTATGGCCGAAGCTATGTAGAAGTTGCCCTACTATGTAGAGCTTTTAGGAATGGGGCCAAAAACAACCCCCCCCTCATCTACTCCTCGTCATCCTCCTCGAGATCCTCGAGCTCGTCATCATCCTCTGAGTCCTCATCCTCTGAGTCCTCATCTTCCTCGATGACTTCCTCGGTGACTTCCTCAGCCTCCTCGGTGTCATCATCATCCTCAGCCTCTTCCTCGTCGTCCGCGTCCGAAGCTGTGATGTCCTCGAGGATCTCCTCGTTCTCGTCAAGATCGCCGAGCTCGTCGGGGGCCTCATCAACTTGAGCTTCCGACTTCGCCTTGCGCCCCCGCTTGCGCGTTCCCTCAGTTGTTCCGGATTTCATCAGTTCCGCGATGCGGGGAAGATCGGCCTCGCTGAGGCTGTAGCGCGAGTATTCCTTGTCGTTGTACCCACCATCGTCCGTGCGAAGAACTCGGCGGAGAGCAGTTGGCGTAACGTCCCTGCCAAGCAGTTCGGAGATTTTCTCCGCGAACTGGGCAGTATTCATGCCAACGGGCTGCTCCTTCTTCTTCTTTGCCGGAGTAGCAGTCTTGGAAGTTGGCTTGGCCTTGACCTTGGCCTTGGCAGTTGTTGCCTTGACCGGAGGCTGCTCGACAATCGGCTCGGCCGCGGGAGCAGAAGCCTTGACCTTCTTCTTGACGATGGGAGTTGTTGCCGCCACGTCTGCCATTTGAAGTAGTCTCTCCTTTGCCGTGCTGTCGGTCCAGACACTCTGAACCTGTATGCACATTATATTATATGCGGTTGGTACTGTCAAGGTTGAGTTTTTATAAGCACCCCCAGATGCACTAGTAGTTCTCGTCGCCGCACGCGCATGGTGCGAAGTGGCAAGATGCGCATTGACGTATGGGATTTGGTCCAACAAGTTTCTCGGCGAAGGATTGCGCCCCCTCGAGAAAGTCGAAGTATCTTGTGAGGAACGGTTTACGTTTGCCGTCGATGCCCTGAACACGCCAGCGTGCGAAGTCGCCGTCGTCCAGTTGATCGA